CTTCACAATATGCAGATGCTGCAGTCTCAAAGACATGTAATGTTGGAGATAATGTAACTTATGATGAATTCAAAGAGCTATACTCTGATGCATGGAAAGCTGGATGCAAAGGCATAACTACCTTTCGTGCAGCTGGAAAAAGATACGGAATTTTGAATGAAGTTCCATCCAAAGAAACACCTAAAGCAGAGGCTTGTTTCATTGACAAAGATACAGGTCAAAAGAGCTGTGAATAATAATAAACTACTTAGCTTGTCCCTATATGGGGCAAGTTTCGTTAGTTGCACTAAAGAGGAATACATATGTTTCCACACGTTTCAAATGAACTAATCGATGAATTGAACAAACGCTTCCCAGATAAAAGCCCAAGTCTTGATGAAAACTATCAAGAACTTATGTGGCGTGGAGGACAACGCTCAATTATCAAATTTTTAAATACAATACATGAAGACCAATTGGCTTCATCATTAGGAGAATAATATCATGTGCTTTGGAGGAGGAAAATCAGACCCACCACCACCACCCCCGCCACCAGCTCCACCACCACCAGCCCCACCAGAAGTGAACCCAGTCATGACAAATATGTATGACCCATCTTCACCTGAAAGTGGAACAGCTGAAGAAAAAGGTGCAGTAGCGGATAAGGCTGCAGGTACGTCACAGCTAAAAGTAGACTTAGACCCTACTCTATCAAACGTAGATAAGAACACTGGTCTTCAAATTAACAAGTGAGAATTAAATGAGTATGGGAACAGCGGAAGCTCGTTACCGACAACTCGAACAGACACGACAATCTTACTTAGATAGAGCCAGAGACTGCTCGGAACTAACAATACCATCTCTCATACCACCTGATGTCCACAATGAAACAAGTGATTTATATACACCGTTTCAAGGCATAGGTGCGAGGGGTGTAAATAACTTAGCATCCAAATTGTCACTGGCTCTCATGCCACCCAATTCACCATTTTTTAGATTCATGGTCGAGCCTTATACCCTTAAAGATATAGCTCAAGATGATGCAGCTCGTACACAAATAGAGCAACAGCTAGGTGAATATGAACGGGCGGTCATGTCTGAGATTGAAACATCTGGCGATAGAGTTGCGGTGCATGAGGCACTTAAACACTTAATCATTGGCGGTAACGTATTGTTACAAGTTGGTGCTGAAAAAACACGAGTAGTACATTTAGACAGTTATGTTGTATCTCGCTCACCAAATGGTGATGTCTTAGAAATTGTTATTGTAGAGCATGTCTCACCTAACGCATTGGACAAAGCGACTGCTGCTAACATCTCTGGAAAACTCGAAGGCGATGAGAAGACCATTGAGGTTTACACTCATGTTGAACGCAAGAATGAGTTCTTTACCGTCTATCAAGAATGCAAAGGCTCAGTCGTTTCTGGGTCTAAGGGTAAATATAAGAAGGAAAACGTACCTTTCTTACCTTTACGCTTCTCACGCATTGATGGTGAAGATTATGGTCGAGGGTTTGTTGAAGAACTTCTAGGAGACTTACGGTCTCTTGAGGGATTATCACAAGCTATTGTTGAGGGCGCAGCCGCAGCTGCAAAAGTTCTTTTCATGGTAAACCCCAACGGCACAACACGTATGCGAACAATCGCACAAGCTGAAAATACAGCTATCATTGAGGGTAATAGTAATGATGTATCTGTATTGCAGATGGACAAATTCAACGATTTCCGTGTGGCTTACCAAGCTATGGGCGGTATTGAGGAACGTCTTTCCCAACAATTCATGCTTCAGTCATCTGTTCAGCGTAATGGTGAGCGGGTAACTGCAGAAGAAATTAGGTATCTCGCTGGTGAACTAGAGGATACTCTGTCTGGGATATATTCAATTTTATCTCAAGAGTTCCAGTTACCATATGTGAACCGTAAAATAGAGGTATTGACCAAAGCTAAGAAGCTACCAAAATTACCAGACAGTATTGTAAAACCAACAATCGTTACTGGTATGGAAGCACTTGGACGTGGGCATGACTTGCGTAAACTCGATATGTTTATTCAAGGTATGTCACAAGCGTTAGGGCCAGAAGTATTACAGCAATATGTAAACCTACAAGATTATATCAAAAGAAGAGCCACAGCTCTCGGTATCGAGACTGATGGTTTAATTAAATCACAAGAACAAATCGCTCAAGAACAACAGCAAGCGCAGCTGCAAGCTATGGCTATGCAAGCTGGGCCTTCAGCCGTTCAAGAGGGCGTAAAAGCATTAGGAAATTCTTATGTCGAAAACCAAAGACAAGGCGAAGGATGAACCATCCGTAAAGCCTGACAAAAAGCCAC